CCGAAAGGAAAAATGACCATGAAGCCACAAACGAAACAAGCGCACACGCCTACGCCGTGGAGAGTAATGACTGGGCCAAATAAATCTCCATTAACATATAACGGCGGAGCATATTTTAAAATAACTGCTGAAGATCATAAAGAATCAATGTTTGTGTATGTTGCAGGCAATAGTCAAAATGTTGGTAAACGTGAGTTTGACGCCGAATTCATCGTCCGTGCGTGTAACTCGCATGATGAGCTTGTCGAGGCGTTGAGGAAAGCCTACAACATCATCGAAAACGAATTCCCTGAAAGCCAGCTAAAAGAATTTGACTACATCAACCAAGCCCTCAAAAAAGCAGAAATGTAACCGAAAAGGAAGATATAAAATCATTAGAATATCTCAATAGGAATATAATTGTCGAATGTGCCGAAGGTCAATCATTCTATGAAACGCTAAAGCATTATGAAATATGGCTGGATAATACATCAAATGAAGGATTATATTTTAATGCCAACGAAATTAAAGTAAAGGGGTGATATATGGGAAATCAAGTTGTTTGTACATATTACATTAATGGTAAACAGTATGATGTAATCGGTTGTTTTGATAAAGACACGCCACAAGATGAATTTGACTTCTTTGACATATACGATACTAAAGGCGTATGTTTAAATGAGGGTGAACCGCTATATGAATTTCCAACATATAAAGAGATGATCGACTTCTTAAATTCAGTCAAGCTGTTTTTTAGACCAATATAGAATAGGATAAACTTATGACGTGGACTCATGTATATCCTGTTAATGACAAACAAGAGCACGTTTTAGAGGGCATATATTGTCCATGTGAACCAGAAGTTAATTTCAACGGGTTTATTGTTATTCATAATGCTTATGATATGCGAGAGGCTCAAGAATATATAAACAAAAAGGGTGAATAAATGGAACATGACATAAACACACTTTCAAAGACGATAGAAGAAAGAATGAGAAAGCATGGCTTATTAATAAGTCATAAAGACACATCAAGAGTATTTACATTAGCGGAAGTTAGTTTTGCCTTGCCAAAATACCTTGAAGATGAAAAAGGCAATATCTATCAATTTAATATGGCTCAGGCCGTATCTTGGACTCAAGATAACAGCAATTCTTTTCTCCCTTTTTATAAACTATACCGAGGGAAAGAAAGAAGGTACAAATACGGCGGGAGTAACCAAGGCTATTTAAACGCTAACCAAAACTGTCCTGGCCATTGGCTAAGTGGAACAGAATATAATGCAAAAGCCTCTTTACTTTGTTGGCTTATTGAACGTGGATATATGAATAAAGAAGATGTATTTAATAGGCTAAAAAATGGAACAGAAAAGAAAGATTTTAACGCACTCAAAAAAGGCAGGTGAATAATGACAATCTATTTAATAACTATTATTTTGTGCCTAATTATAGGCGGAATATTTATAAGCATAAACCAATAGGGAGGGGTGTTAAATGACCGCACTAGACACGCTATATCGAGAACTAGCAAATCTACAAAGGCAAGCGAATGAATGCATAACGGATTATGGACATGTTAAAAGTGATTGTAGAGAAGAATATATGACACTAGTTACACAAATAACCGTCATTCGTAATGCTGTAATTGTCCTAGAAAACCTAAAAGCAGAGAAAGAAAAACTTAACCAAGAGAGAAAATTTAAGATTGTTAAACGGTGGGAAGGATAGAGAGATGAGAAAATACAATCAAGCATACGTCGATGGTTTGGCTTTTATTTTAACGATGGTTGCGTGCGTATTGATTAGTTTAATACTTGTTTGTTTGCAATAAATATATATTCCTCGACGGGAACATTATTAATAACTGTCATCTTCCGACGGAGGAAAAGCAATTGACAATGGATAAATAACTGTTATTATGTGAGCACTTCGTAATTGATTTTCCAAATAAAAAACAACATTTAAAAAGTTTTCTTAATGAACCTAAGCATAAAGCCAAAATTAGAAATAGATTTCTCCGATCTTGGCTCTAAAAAGCTAAATTCTTCTTTGCAGGCAGCGATTGAATTCTGGACTAGTAATCCAGATGTCATATACTGCAAAGATACTGATATCTTCTATCAATATAAATCTGGGCTTTACTCTCAAATTAATGAGAACGTCGAACTTATTAACATGATTACCAGATGCCAAAGCATTGAAGATATTCGGATGTTATCTATCCAAAAGAAAAGAGAAATCATTCAAAATATGAAGGCGGAGAAATACTATAAGTTATCAGATTTCAACCAAGAGAACCTAATTAATTTTAAAAATTGTTTCATCGACTTAAAAACACTTACACCAGTTGCTCATAGTCAAAAGTATATTTCAACAAGACAACTTCCATATATATATGATAAGGAAGCAAAAGCCCCGTTATGGATGAATACAGTTCACGAGATTATGGAAGATGATCAGCAAAAGATTGATTTGTTACAGGAATTCTTCGGATACTGCTTAACTAGGGATACCATATACGAAAAAGCACTGTTTTTGTTAGGCGAAGGCATGAACGGTAAAAGTACAATCTTGGACGGGCTTAGGTATATGTTAGGCGAGGACAATGTATCAGCTTTGTCATTGCGATATATAACCGATCCTAGGTATGTTGGGTTGATTATAAATAAATTCGCTAATGTGGTCAGTGAGATTCCCAAGAATGTTTCAGAGTACGAGGATGATTTTAAAACCATTGTTTCCGGCGAGCCCGTAACGGTCAACAATAAATATGAAAAAAGTTATGACTATCGACCTCATTGTAAATTGATTTTCGCAGCAAATAAAATGCCTAGAGTTGGCGAGACATCAACGGCAATTTATAGCCGGATGATTATCTTGTCATTAAATAGAGTTTTTGATCGTGATTCCCCAGAGACAGATAAGCATAGAAAGATAAAACTACGGGAAGAAGCCTCTGGAATATTTAATTGGGCGGTTGAAGGATTGAAAAGATTGCAGGCTAGAAATCATTTTATCTTGTCGAAAGCGATGATTGCAGACTTAAACAAAGTTGAGTTAAGCAATAATATGGTTTTGCAATATTTTTATGAAAACATAGATATAACTGGAAATGATGACGACCATATATTTAAAGACGATTTGTTTTATAAATATCGAAACTTTGTTATCTCGAACGGATCACGAGCTAATTTTACAAAATGGAATTTCGGAGAAGAAGTTGGGAAGATATTAAAAAATGTAAGCAATAAAAATTTTCGGATGAATGTACTTGAAAATGGACGTCGTGTTACAAAAAGAGCTTGGCAAGGGATAAAGTGGAAGGTACACGAACCCGAAGAATTAGAAATAAAGGCGGTCAATTGGGATGAATGATAACTATAAATACTTATATAACGCATCTATTGACGATATTCGTGACTTATATTTCATACGGCTTGAAGTTGAGGATATGTTAAAGAAAAATATGTATGACAAGCCATATGAAATATTCAAAGAGATGTTAGAAAACATTGATAGAAATATATTTGTTAGCATGAAAGAACATAACGAAAAATACGGTGATGACATTACCATAAGAACTATAAAGGCATCAATTGTAGGAGATACCATGAATGATACTCAAGCAAAAGAGATAATTTTATATATCGAAAAGACTGGATACAAATATAACGATTGGGAACAACAATTTATTGATAAAATTAGCCAATATAACGGAACTCTATCTGCCAGACAAAGTTTTGCATTACGTAATATTTATGAAAAGGCTGTTGGCGGTGGGAGATATCAGAATAGACAAATTATATGAAAGATTATGGGCAATTTGTAAAATCTTTGGCTAAAGTTTATGGTAAAGATGTCATGCAGGATATAAAGTTAAAGAAGAATAGAAAAAAACGTGCCAAAGAGACAACTCCGAGAAACCAGCCTGAGCGTGAGTTACGGAAAGAAGTAATAAATTATTTAAAATGTGAAGGTTGCGTAGTTAAACGAATTGAAAATAGCATTTCTGGGAAAAATATAGGTAATTCGATCCCTGATCTATGGGTATTCTATGAACCAACACAATGGGGCGGTTGGATAGAATTAAAAGCACCAGGTAAAGATTTGTATGATAAAGGGCAGATACACTTTAGAGATATGTGTTTAACTACAAACGTCAATCACTTGGTTGTGAGGTCAATAGATGAACTACAGCCTATCTTTATCAAAAGAGGATAAAGAAGAGATTAAAGAATGGTGCAAAATATTTAGAGCAAAAAGAATCTGGATTGAGGGAATAGAAGTTAATGTACCTAAAATAGAAAATAAGGAGAATGAATAGATGAGTAAAATTAATAAGAAAATTAAGGAAGTGATGAGCTACATGGGCAGTAGAAATACTGACAAACAGCAAGAAGCTCGTCGAGGAAATATTAGGAAGGCTATTGCTAAACGATGGGATAAAAAAGTTGTTGACAATAACAGTCATTTGTAGTAGACTGTTATTTATTAAGGGGCTGGCAATGAACAACAAACTTACAATTAATTTGTCTCCCATCGAAGGCATGCCAGCCTGCCTAGTTTCTACCCTGTTTCTAGGATCGGTGGGAGATTTTATTTAAAGGAGAATATGATGGTACTAAGAGCCAAAGCACCAGAATTAGTAATCCCAAGTAAACCTAAATTTTTAATCAGTGGCGAATCAGGCGTTGGGAAAACATTTTTTTCGCTAGATTTCCCTAAGCCCTATTTGATTGACACTGAAGGAGGAGCAACAAGACCACAGTATCAAAATAAGTTGAAAGCATCAGGCGGTGCTTATTTTGGCAAGGACGAAGGAAGCCAAGATTTTAACTCGATTATTGAGGAAGTTAAATCATTGGTTACGACAAAGCATGATTATAAGACATTGATTATTGATTCATTCTCTTATATTTATCTGCTAGAAGCGGCTGAAGCAGAATTGCATATCGGCAGTGAATTTGGTCGTGACAAAAAAGAAGCCAACAAACCAACACGCCAATTAATCCGCTGGCTTGAAAAGTTAGACATGACAGTAATAATTATTTGTCATTCAAAGCCAAAGTGGATTAAAAAGGGTAAAGAAGTTGTTCAGGAAGGGAACACTTTTGATGGTTACGATAAGTTGGAATATATTTTGGATCTCTGGATTGAGATTTCAAAGGGTGGAAAGACTTTCCTAATTAAGAAAAGTCGCATTGAATCTTTACCTCAAGACGCATCACTCCCTTTGTCATACGCAAACTTTGCTGATGTTTACGGCAGAGAAATCATTGAATCAGAAACAAAGCCAGCAAACATGGCAAGTGTCGAACAAATAACAAAGATTGGTAACCTTATTACCGCCTTAAATATTCAAGATGACCAAGTTGCCAAATGGTTTAAAAAAGTTGATGTTGAAGAATGGGAAGAAATGACATCAGAACAAATCGAGAGCCTGATTGATACATTAAACAAAAAAATAATGCAGTTAAACATGAAAGGATAAGAAAAATGGTAAAGAAAATATTTAATGGCGGTGCGGATGAACCAGATAAAAAAAGTTTTAAAAAACCATCAGCGAAAGAGCATTTATTCCAAGTTGTTGATGTATACACCAGCAAAGATAATCCCTTTAAGAATGGGTTGCCGGAAGATAAGGTTGCTGTGAAATGTGAAGTTGTCGGCGGTGAGGAAGAAGGTCGGACATTGTTACAAAGATTAAGCCTTGATGAAAATTCCAAAGGCTTTTTTGCGACAAAGATATTCCTTAAAGCAATTGGAGAACCGTATAAAGGAGAGAATATTGATTTAGACACTGACCGATGGGTTGGTAGACAATTTTACGCAACAGTAATTCATGATGGCGATTATGCCAACATTGCTGATTATAACTTTGATAAGCTAATAGATCAGGAGAAAACATATAATAGTCAAAAACATGGGATGATCAATGGTAAAGAAATCGCATGGGACGAATAGGAGATTAAAATGAATACACTTAGCGTTTACGATAGTCTAGAGCTGAAGATTAAAAAAGGTGTATTTGATCTAACACAGGATGAGCGGAATAAGCTAGAAGATTTGCTCATTGATAGGTACACAGAACGAGTAACCAGAGTTGATGATGAAACATTAATGGGGATGGCGAGCGATGAAAAAATATTCTAAAAAGAAGAAAATCAGTTACGTGCGATGGAAACGGGATAAGGTTGTTCAAAACAGGATTAATCCGGTAGAGTTTGGTTGGGATTGCGAGGATGTTGTTGTTTAGGGAGAAGAAAATGATTACAGAAAAAATAAGGCGTTATTTAGATAAGCATATCCCTAGTGGGTATTTGATAATGTCCCCTAGAAATGGGGAAAAGATGACGTTCTCTATTGAGAGAAAAATTGATGAAAAATATCTGAAAGTGACCGTTAATGTTAACGGGTATGAATTGAATAAGAAAGGGCTTGTTCTTGTTACTGGGGGTAAAGTTGTTTAAGGAGATCGAAGATGGATAAGGAGTATATTTTAGTTTGTGGTTCATTGATGTTTATCTTTGTTATTGGTTTATTTGTTGGTGGCAGTGTTGCAGATAAAAGATGTATAGAAAAAATCTGTATCGAACAAAACGGGGCGATTTATTGTAAGGAGTGAGGGATGAAAAAAACTAAAATAAATTCTGGAAGTCTTGTTATCGAAATCGAAGAAGGTGATGATCTAAATACTCTTGATTGGCGAGATATGGCAGATTATCTGGAACATATTTATAATAACGAACAACCAAGTTTCGACACTATAAGAGCCAATGCAGAGGCTGTAGCTAAAAAGATTTGTGGTAAGTTTGGGAGTTATAAGGAGCGAACCATGCACAAACACATCGCAAGGAATAACAGTTGAGGTGGTGGAGTGATAACATTCCCGTCTGTGGCGTAATGAATACGCAAGACCATTAGATATGAGGTCGTTAAATAACAATATCGCACCAGTTAGGAGTCTGGCACGCTAGACGGTCGATACGTTGGGACGGCGGTTTCAAACCTAGCAGGTAAAAATCCTGCCGGACGGGGAGTTTTAAAAGTGGAGGTGTTTAAGCCATGAACGAACAAAAAATATTTAATGCAATAATGGCTGAAGCAAGAACTAAACGTCTTGCAAATTCCGAACAATTAATGCTAGGTGAATTGAAATTAAAATTATTGAGAATAAACGGTAAGAGTAAACCGATATTCTTTGACTTTGGTATGAAACCAGCTGGTGAGTGTAGTTGGAGAGGAAGTTATTGTGAGCTTGGGCTTAAATACTCAGAAAATGGTGGTGGAACAACATCATGGAATGGAAAGCTAATTAAAAAACACAGCGACTACGAAATACCGTTGAAAGAATGTGAAGAAGAAAGCCATAGTCTACCAGAAAATCCAACAACGCAAAATTTCATTGATATGCTTAAAGCCATAACCAATAAGGAATTTCTTGGTTACAAAGGCGGTGAGTTTATTATGCACAAGAATGTTGCTGTATATTTTGGGAATTATGGCGAAAGTTTTGTAAATAAATATTTTGGTAAAGATTATGTAATAGTTGCGCCAATAGACGTTATTGAAATGGATGATGCTGTTGTAATCATTACAAAAGAAGTTGAATACTAGAAGGGATTAAGCTATGAGTGAAATTAAATATTGTAAATGCGGACACGCTATGACAGACCACATATATCACGAAGGAGCTTGCAGACCAGGGAGTAGTAAATGTGATTGTTTTGCGTTTGTGCCTAAATCAACTATTTCAATGAGTGAAGAATTGAAGGAGTGTCCGGTGGGGCATAATACGGTTGAGATTGTAGAGAGGAGAGGAGATTATGGATATTCATTTTTAGTTGTTTATCAAGTGCGTTGTAAATGTGGGTTTTCAGGACCAGAACGATATTCTAGTAATATAAATGATGATACTGTTAGGGAAGAAGTTGCTTCATTATGGAACGCCCGACACCCATTGGAGGGGAAGAAATGAACAGACCGACTAAAAAACGCTACACGTACACGGCGAAGGTTGAATATATTGAAAGAGAATATGGCAACATGGTAATAGGTGGATGGAAAATTTTGTTATATCCGAGGAATGGAAAACCAATAATTAGCGAACACGTCTACCGTTCCAAATCCACCGCCGAGTTTGTGGCTAGAAAACTAATTAACTCAATAATAAAAGGAGAATTTTAGATGGGGTGGTCTGTCGGTTTCGACCCTAATTGGAAAAGATGGATTGGTTATGGCGTTCCTTCAGAATGCGACCATCCTAAATGTAAGAATAGAATAGATAGAGGGCTATCTTATGTTTGTGGTCAAGATGTTTATGGTGGTGAATGTGGGTGTGGGCTGTTCTTTTGTTCTAAACATCTATTCTTTAGTAATAGAGGTTTTCTTTGTCCGAAATGTTTAAGATACGACAAAAAGTTTTATAAACCAAAGGCAGATTTAAAAGAGTGGATTGAACTCCAATTAACCGATGAAAGTTGGTCTGATTGGAGGAAAGAAAACAAAGCTTATATTAATAAATTAATCGGGGCGAGGGTGGTTGGGTTTATTGAAAGGATGGTTGAATAATGATAGGACGTGTATACGTTGATGTAATGCAAGCATCTTCGGGGTGGAACGGGGATAAAGTTCTAATGAGTTCTAAACCGAAAAAATGCAAAAAACAAAATTGCAAGACATGGTTAAGTCGGTATCGTATCGCAAAAGGTGCTAAATATTGTTGTGTCCACGAACATATCGGAATTAAAAAAGCAGATATTGCTGAGGTGGAATTATTAATAAAGCGTTCGAGGGAAGCTGCAAATAAAGAAGCTATAAGAAGAAAATTAAATAATAAATAATGGAACTAATCCACTAGCTGCTGCGATCAAACTTTCCTCATGCCTAGCTGATTTAGTAGGGTTAAATACGCCTAGTATTACACTTGATAAAACACAAATCCATATATGTAATACCCATAGAATATATGTATGATTTACAATAACAATAGCTAAAGGAGAAAAGCCAATGGCTAATCCATAAACAGTTCGTTTGCGTAACTTATCAGATAGTCTATCAGCCCCGTACCCTAGAGATAAAGCACCTACCAACATCGGGAAATAAAACATATACCAGAACGACCAGCTATGGTCAATAATGCTATACAAAGCGATTCCAGCCATCATCCAAGCGGAACCTAAGAACCGACGTTTCCATTTTCCGCTGATTCCACCAAGACCATAAAGCAAAACAAATACCGCAAGCCAGAGGATTTTTGAAGCAACGATAAATTGTAGCGTGGTTTCCGTCATTTCATCTTCTCAATTTTAGCGTCAAGTACCTGTTCAAAATAACGGTTACTCATGCAAATAGTACCGTTGTCTAAAAAATAAATATCCTCATTAGTTATCGGGTACATCTTAACTGTTGCGCATCCGAGTAAGAACACTGTTGATAGCAGAAGCATCCCGATTTTTAATTGCCGTCTTTGCCTCATCATGTAACACCTCACGAATTTTTCGCTTTTCAGCGTCACGTTCAAACTTATCTTTCATAATCAAAAAGATGATCTGAATTACTGCACTAATAATTTGAATCATTTCCACTCCACTGGTTGCTTAGTGATAAACCGAAGAACAATATTAATTGCAGAAAGAATCGCTGCTTGCACTTCAATATTAATCACTTCATTTCCTGTCAACCCCTGAACAACCATAGCAACCAAAGCGATAATGTTTACCCAAAATGTTTTTGAAACAAAAATAGATTTTGATTCCATAATATTCTCCTTTAAAAATCTTCTTTTAAAACTTGAATTTCAGGGTCAATATTAACTAATTTCCTCTTAACAATACTCAACCCCTCTTTTATCTGAGCAGTCATATCGTCAATCACTTTTTGTTTGATTTCGATATTACTGAGGATTTGCCTGGCTTCGTCAACTTCTTTGTAGTCTTTGACTCGCATAAAATTCTCTCTGCCCTATCTAAACAATGCAATGCCTTGATTACATCAACATTTTTCTCTAATAGAAAACGTGCTTCCTTAATTACGAATAAAATTTTTTCACTGGTTTCCGTTTGCATGATGAAACACCTTTTCTTTAATGCTGGCAACGTCCTTCTCGACGTCGTGAAGCCGAGTAATTGCGCCTTTATGCTGAAAATCCCCAATTAAAGCATCCTTTATTTCGCTGAGGACTCTGACTACTTTATCCATGTCCTCTTTGATGTCTTTTTCAAACTTTTCTTCTAACCATTGATGAGATACTTTTTGGCTCATTTTACCCACCATCCACCATAACCAACCGGCTAGTACGAAGAATCCTGTAGAACATAATCCAAATCCCCAGTAGCAGAATTTCCAAAGATGCTCGATTTCCTGTTCCATAGTTATTCACACATCTCCATATTTACAAATTGTCCGGTTTTTTTATCTCTGCAAGCTGGTATTCTATCGTCGAGCGTATATCTAGCACACCCACCGATGATTAATAACAGCAAAATACCTACGCCTATTCGTACCATCGCATCTCCACGTCTGTTATTGTTGTTGTCCCAGAAATATATCTCGATAATCCTGTGCGTCCTGGGATAATTTTTACCACCCTAATTTCATACCAATTATTGCCATCTTTATATAATTTGCTTAATACTTTAAATTTTTTCTGTATTGTTGGACAATCAAAAAACTCCTGGATACACCTTTTCCCATCTTCCAACATCTGCCACATGCCTTTTCTTGCCCTGTACTTCTCGGCGGTTAAACCCATAACAGTAAGCCCAGCCCCGATAAGAACCCCAACAAAAAGGCAAACTGCACCAACAGAAAAAACCAATATGGCGATTGGTATTGGATTCATTTTGATTTACCGTTTCCAATCAGTTTTAAGATAAATTCCTTCAGAATCGCTTCATCCTTTTTAACATCTTCCAGCTTCATCAACCCCTGACGTAGTTCAAACCCAATAACTTCAATCCCTGAGTCATTGTCGATTGTTGAGTAAGTCATTTTGGAATTCTGCCGTCCTGTTCGTTCCATTTTTAATTCCTTTCTGATTGTTATGTGTTGGACGGTCATATTATTCTGGATATGATAAAACTTCTTCTGCTTTTGCGGTTAATCCTGTATTGTTTGCACCGTCTGAACCAGTACAAGTGTTCCCATTCCCAGTCATGTCAAGAAAAGTGTCGGCATCTGCTGACGAACCATCTTCCTCATCATCTAAAGGCCAGTATGCCTTTAAATTAGCTTTTTGTATCTGCAATGGTATTCGTTTGGTTCTTGACAATGCTAATTGAGCAATCTCATTTGCAGTTAGTTGCGTATCCCAAATAGCCACATCACCTGTAGTGCCATCGGATAAATCTGAAGAAGTCACTGACCATTTACCCATTGTTATTACAGTCGCTGAGTTCTGTGGGTTAGAAGTTGCGTTTAAAGTGGCATCTTCTGTTAATAAATTTCCGTTTAAATAAAACGCTATCGTAGAACCATCTATAGCGGCTCCACCACTAAAAACTACGGCTACATGATTCCATGTATCAACGGTAAGTCCTGTTGTAGTACAAGCAGATTTCTGGGTTGTTCCGTCGTGTGTAATAAAATTAAGCGCTCCTTGAGGGCAAGAACTTGCTGCTGTCGCAAGAATTCTAAACAACCATTCTTTTACGGCATTTGAAGTATTATCATATTTAGCCAGAACTACATATTCATCTGCTGCTAACGAATCAACATTTATCCAAGCCGCTATTGTTAATGCTGAGTCAATCGATGTCATATCACCACAATTTACAATGTCATCTACACCATCAAAATCAACCCCACCCAAACATATTGTTGGAGTCAACAAAATGGTTATTATTAATAAAAACTTCCTCATCTATTTTTCTCCATCGCCACAATCGCACGAACTAATCTTTTCAAGAACACCTTCGCATCAGCAAGATTAGCAATTCCGTCAATCGCCGTATCAATTTTAGTTAACGTATAATCAGCAACTTTTGCATTTGAAAGCGCCGTATCTAAACTAGCAACCTTTATCGCCTCAGCCGCCGCCGCCGCTTGAGCCTGTGCCGCTAAGATAGCGTCAATCTCTGCTTGAGTTAAATCAACAACTCTACTTCCAGACACAACCGAAGTATCAAACTTAACATATTGTTGTGCCGATTTATCCCATTCTACAGATGTTGCCTCGACACAATTTGCTTGAATCCCTGTGTTGTTGTATCCAGAGCAAATTCCGAGCCTCAGACAATCTCCTTCAACTCGTTTTGTTATGGAAAATGTTGCTCCGTCGTAACACACCCATCGTTCAGCATGGGCCGTCGTTGCAATTAACAAGATAAGACTACTTACGATAATATTTGTACGTAACACCAATCACCTCCCTATCGCCTGTTGCTGTATCATTTGTTCCATCGTTTGCATCGGTTGATAAAAACACCCACATCATGTCACCTGCGACACATGAATCGTCCGTTGGAGTAATGCTAATTATATCTGGGTATCCTGCCGTTCCTGGAACTGTTGCAGAACCTACTGCTACACCAGGAAACGAGGCAGTTCCAACATCCGCTGCATCTCCATCAGACGAACACATAATATCGACCTCATATTCAACTGTTCCTGAAGTAGCACTATTCGCTGTATAATCAATATCAATCGACTTATGAGTATTCCAATCTTCTGGTAATTTGAACTGCCACACCGCCGCTTCATCCGTTGTAGCATCAAACAATAATCGATAATTCCCATCACCAGCATCTGGTTGCGCTCCTTGTGTAGAAGCATCCCCACTCGTCGGAGTACGAACAACAAATGCCCCAGTTATTTTTGCCGATTGTGGAGTGAAATGGTGTTCATCAACTTTTCCATCAACGCCTATCTGGTAACGCAAATCACCATTGTTATCTCTAGCCTGTAAGAATATCCCATTTGCGTCTGCATCGTCCGTAAACTCCAACTGCAACAACGTAGTATCAGCCGCAAGGTCAGCATCGGAGTTGTCAATCTTGAATACGACGTTACCGTCCATCGTGGACGTCCAGATATTTGTATATCCGGCGAAGTTGATTGAATGGTTGGCTGTTGGGGCGGTGATTGAGGAATAGGCAGAAGAACCACCACCATCGTCACTGCCATCACAAAGTCCAGCACCGCCAGTAATATCTGCACAAGTCGAGTTACAATCAATTAATGTACCAGCGGCGGTATACTTGCAATACCTCGCATCAGTTAACGTGCCGACAATCAAGTTGCTATCCGTCAATGTTCCGTCGGTATTCCATTTTGCAATTTCCCCATTGTTTCCGGCAGTCCCAACAACCAAAGGCGAAGTGTCATTTGCCGCAGTTTTAATCCCTTGAGCAACTTCTGTTAATGCGTCAACTCCATCTGCTCCCAAATTACTTGCGGTTGTTGCCGTATCAGCGTTTCCTGTTACGTTACCCGTTAATGGTCCAGAAAAGGCTGTTGCCGTTGCTGTTCCTGAAACTTGCAATTTTGATGTAGGGGTAGATGTTCCAATCCCAACATTCCCACCATTCTCATACAACACAGAGTCTTGGAGTGATGGTGACGCCCCACCAGTTTTTACTTTAGGGACATTATTTATAGTCAGTACAGCATATGCTTTAACAGAAACAAATAAAATCAATAAAATAAGTAATATCTTTCTCATCTTTCTCCTAATCAGTGATTATATTCCCAGAATCATCTCTAATTATATTCCCAGAATCATCTAGTATCGTATTAGCTCCACCACCAACAGAAAGCCCTAAGTCATATAAACAATTTGCCCAATCATACAAAGTACCTAAATTATTTAAACTTCCTCCTTGAGCAATTATCTGATCTAATAAGAACTGTCTAAATTTATCGTCAATATGACCAGAATATCCTAATGAGGTAAGATAAAAATCCATGTGATCTACTGTTGTTTTATAGTTTGCACCAGACAGAGATGACCAAAAATCATACTCATCTTCATACCCTAATGAAGTAACCCATTCATAAAAATCAGCAGTATCTAATCTAGTTAATCTATGCGTTCCCATTTATTCTTATCCAATTATATATTGTATCTACCTTAGTTCTTCCTGTAGACCAATTACCTAATCTAACCATTAAATTCTGGAATCTTGATAAAGCATTATTCATTGTAGGCTCTTTTGCCATTGCCCAACTCATTAAATATTGTAGGCGTTCCAATGTGTCATTATCTACTTTAGAAACAGGAATATCAAAGAAATCATACATGTCTAGATGAACGCCATTAATCATCTTTGCCGCAGTCATTATATCCATTGAAGGAGATGCTCCTCCAGACTCATCAATAGATATATGATCTGGCTTCTCATTATTCACCCTTTGCGGATGTTTATTAATGGTTCTAGGTGCAAGTTCTATGGCTTGCTTCACTAAGAATGTTCTTTGTTCTGCTATTGATTTTTCTGGCATATGCATTACCACCTTAATAATTTATTAGAGAATATACTTCTCTGCGCACAAAATATTTTAATGAATTACTATTCTTCATTAATGCCAATAAACCAATGGCTCCTGCTACACCAGCCATAACTTTTTTCTTATGATAATCTTTCAATAACTTTTCTGTTACAATGTCAACATCACGTATATTCAAATCCCTACTTGTCTTTATTTTAGCTATCTCATCCGCAACATCTTTCTTAATCTGCTTAATAACAAGTTCAGATGATTCATTTATTGCTTTCAATCTTTTCTCAGCAGACCTTATTTTCGCTCCAGTTCTCCCAACTTCAGCATCTATCCTTTTACCTAGCGAACTATTCAAATCATTAATAAATCTCATTTCATCTGGGTCTAATTTCTTCTCTCCTGCTTTTTTTAATATTGATGTCACACGCCCAGTTTCATATTTTGATTCAAATGGTTGAAATTTCTTTATAGCTTCATTTTTTAGTTTTGCATATGGGGCATATGAAGAACGTAATTCTGCCAATCCTGGAACAGCATCATCTATTTTCTCTGTTACGTCATCAATAAAGTTAGACATTAACAAATCATTTGAATCCCATTTCTTACCAATCTTAGGGGAAAATTGATTTTTAATCCTCAACAAATCTTGTATATCTATTTTTGCTCCAGGATTATCTGCTAAACTTCCTTTTGTTCCTTTGTATAACCCATATACTGTTTCTTCTGCTCCAGTCCTAGGTGTTCTAGCAACAATCAAATTTCCTTTTTCATCAAATCTAAGAACACCTTGTTTTATTAATGTGTTCTCCATGCCAGATACAACATCATCTGCATTTATAGCAATATTTTTATTCCCTACAAGTTTACTTAACTTGCTGCCATACTCTGAACTCTTCTTCCTAATTAAATCTACAATGTTTTCCCTTGCATTCAATCCAGCAGAATCTGCATCTTTTGTCAATTGTTGTTTTAAACTGTTTGATAAATCATCATACGATTCTTGAATATTTTTTAGTTCTATTTCTTTTTTACTTATTAATGATTCTGCTTTTTTACTTGCTTCAGAAATAGCTAGATTTGCTTTTTGTTGATAACCAAATTTTGCTGCTTCAGCAGATTCTTTAATAATTGATGGCTTCCTTATAAAATCAATCGCATTTTTAATCGGATGTCTTTCTTTCGTCAAGAAATTTGCAAATCCTTGTGCAGCTTTTGTATTCATAACTTTTTGTCCAAGATTCACGCCTTTCCCAAGAGAATCCACACCCATAGGAATCTTTGCTAATCCAGCCGTTAATAAATTAGCAGGAGTTGTCATGGTATCCGCAGCATAAGCAGGAATATCTCGCATCATTCCAGTAATCATTGCTCTTGGATAATACAATGCTTTAGGCTCACCTTCTAACGGATAATCAGCAGGTATTGGAGAATCTAAAGACATTTGTTGGAGGGATTTTCCTGTTATAGTTTTCGCCATTGGGTTAAATGAAAATTGAATAAGGCGTTCTCCTATAGACCCAAAACCTCTATCACTCCCACGTAATTGCTCTAAAGATACACCTTCTTGACTGATATAAGAATCAATTTCTTCTTCAGAAGCACCTTTATTAATCATTATCTCAATATTGCTTTTTATACGTTTTATATCTGCCATTATTTTAGTCCGTATTTACTCTTTAGGTCTTTAATATTTGATTTATTATTCTTAATATCTTGATCATTACTTTCTTCTCCAAGCTCAATATTAAAAGCATCTAATATCCCACTCAAGTCTTTTCTTCCTTTAATCATCTTTATTGCTTCAGGAGAAGCTCCAGCTAGAGCATATTCAGCGAATTGTCTTACTTGTTGAAACCTCTCTTCTTCTGTTAGCCCTTCCAAAGATGCAACCTCAAGCGCACCTTGTTGTTCTATTTCAGAAAGGTTCCCAACTTCTCCAAACAATCTAATTAAATTAATAGCAATCGGACGAGCATTCTTTTTTAAAGCTACTAATTTAGGATTATTAACCAATCCTTTTTTTGCTGCCCATGATTCTGCCCCACCAGCAAATCTCTGCTCTATTGGTGTTCTATCTCCGCTAGGCAATGCTTCATTATATTGTTTATTAAGAATGGCTAACTTCTTAACAGCTCCTGCCAACTTATCTGATGTTTCAATATTTTTTTGAATCATTTTTGCTTCACCTTGCGCAGAAGCACGATCAATCATTTGTTCTGGAGAAATAACTCCTTTAAACAACTTCGTATCTTTATTCGGAACAACCCCTGCAGGAAAACTAATTGGACTAGCTTCACCAGTAATAGGATCAACTATGAAACCACCACCACTCTGAGAATTAGCACTATTCGCCATCAAATACTTCTGAAACTCCATGTCATTCTGGTCTTGAAGCATTTGCATTTTCTGCTGTTCAACCGCCCAATCCATATTTCCAAGAAAAGGTGCTGTCCCACCAGATAAAGCACGACCAAGGATAGTCATCCATCCATGTTGTCTAGGAGAATATGTCCCTATTTGTCCAGATTTTCCGCTAACATAATCCTCAATACCTGGTGCTGTAACATCTATAGTTGGTGGTTTATCAAATAATCCACGTTTTGCCATATAATCTCCTATATCTTAATTCCCCCAATACCTTGTAAAAGGTTTCCAGCAGCATTCATTCCTAGAATCCAATTAGGTGTTCCAGCCTGATTTTGAGAAATCATTGGTCTTCCTGCAGCAGCAAAAGTTCCATAATTCCCAGAAGTATATGCTAACCCTTGCCCTGGCTGATAATTACCAAGTTGATTTGTATAGTTTGGTGATGTTGGTTGAGCCAAAGGTTGTCGTCCTGTTAAACTTAATCCTAAATTCTGGTAATATTGTTGATACTGTTGCTGTTGATTAATTAAGTTCCTACTTACATAATCAGCACCAATTCCAGCCTTTGCATTCTCACCTAACTGAGCTAATAGATCAGAACGATACTGTTCTTTCATTGCTTGTGGCACTTGTGCTTGCATGCCTTGTTGTGCTTGTCCTGCAAGTTGTTCCTGTAGCGCAGTAGTTCCTGGATATAACGATTCTTGAGCCTGTTGTGCTATTTGTGCATAAGGAAGCGCATATTGTTGTGCGAGTTGTAACTGTTGTTGTGCTTCTAATGGAGCGTATTTCATTTGAGCTTCATATAAAGCTGGTAATGAATTTACATACTCTCTCATTGCATCAGCAGTTGATGGTTGTGGAGGAGGAGTAGGTTGAATTATTTGTGTTGTTGTTCCTCCAGATTTTCCGCCCATATTATCTCCCTTTTATATTTAGTAAACCACTTATCCTATATAATCTTGATGATCTTGAAGGATATTTAGTTTTTCTTTCAAACTTTATCCATTTAACTGATGGGAACCGCTCATAATTACGTAATATAAATTTTCTTACTATTTTTACTCCATCTGATTCTGGGGATATAATTAAATCCAGAACATGACAAATCATTCCTGTCTCAGAAATATTCCATCTGACACAAGCAATAATTTTATCTCCACTATAAATAACATCAATTGTTCCATAGAATAAATGCATCCATATCGCATTTTTAATATCTTTATCATTAATATTGTAAAAATAATCTTTAACAAATTCATAAATATTATTTACTAATTGTTCAGCATTATTTTTCGTGTTTATCATGTTACTGTTCTTCCTATCTCGATAAAATTTGTACCGTCCCACACTAATGTAATATTATCATTAGCTTTAGCAGGAATCCAATCAGAATTTAATTTAAATGAATTTATATCTATAATCGATGGAGTGCTTGCTTGTTGAGATAATAGCGTGAATCTCTGACCAACTCTTGCACCTAGTATCGTCGGGATAGAACAATATGTATTATTAGTTAACTTTAATACATTCGCATTTGATATATTTGGTGTCGTCGCATTCAAATCAGCATTATATAATTCAATATCAAATTCTATTGGATGAATATTCGATATAGATGCGTTATTCATCATGTTATTTAACTTTGTATTTGTTACTTGTTCGGTTGCACCATATGTATGCCCTGTTAAAAATATTGCAGCATCTCCACGTCCAGAATCATTGAATTCAAACGCACCAATATCAGGTATATTAAGCCGACTTACTTCATCATAATCTTCATTAACTCCAACGTCTACCCCTGTATCAATACATGGACTTGTTCGTTGTAAATGAAAATTAAGTCCATTTGGATCAAGCATTAATGGATTCTTTGTAAAGGAATTAAAATCTTTATTATAATTCTCTCTCCATTGCGCTATTGACGTAAAATATGTCCAAGAAGTATCAGAAGAACCATGCGCTGTTCTAAATCCGTTTTCATCATAATAACAATTATAATCTATATCGAAATCTTCTGGACCATAAATAGTTGTGCTTACTGTTCTAACTAAATTTTCTCGCCATCGGTAAAAAATATTGTTCTTAATAATCGTATTTGTTGTTGTTGCAAGATGCGGCACTGTCCAGCTCAAATGTGCGGATGGATTGGTTACTAAATCCGGTCTTTGGTCATAAGACCAACCTAGACCACAATTAACACAAAGATTATGAACAAATTGAACATTGTCCATTATGGTATTTAGACCATACATCCATATTTCAACAGACCAATGACAATTCTTGATTATATTATTTCTATAAATTATATTTCTTTGAGTTGTATTTGATACTGAACTCTGATTTGATATTCCTGTATCATAACAATCATAAATTAAATTTCGTTCAACAATACAATTTGCGCATGAACTTTCAAATTCAATCCCATTCCCGAACCTTAAAAACGGCGGCAAAATAGCAATAAAATCTGGATCAGCCCCAAGTTGCCAAAGAACATAAATCAAGTCACCACCACCACCGAAATGTATCTCACAATCACGAATATTAATATAATTAGAATTTCCTACTGCTATCCCATGACCCCCAAAATATCTGAAATCAATTCCTTCAATATTTATATATTCCTTGCCTTGAATAGCAAACCCAGAATAGGTTTGTGCTAATTCAATATGGTTGTAATATGTCCCTGGATTTGATGCAGAGTACATTTGAATTTTCCAGTTATCTGTATCATAAAAGAAATCTCCTTGAGCCGTTACGTCGACCGCCGCAGATTTTTTTACGCCAACCGATGCTTCGTTGTTGAACACCATTAAAGCAACATCAAATCTAAAAATAGTATCTTCATCAATTTCAACTAAAGAGACTGTATCTATCCATAGAGATTCGCCACTTGGAAGGCTATCCCCGAAACGAAAACTTATCCGTCCGTTAGAGTCGTCTTTATTTGACAGGAAAATTAGATTAAATGTTTGCCATGATGTAGTTATGTCAAATTCCGTCGGAGTGCTAAACTGACGATAGGTTAGATATGGACTGACAGTGGAGTGAATATCAACTTGAGTTAGTGTAAATGCAGATGTAGCCTTAGCTTTAAATGTTAAGCGATAATATTTCCCATCTTCTACTGAGAATGATTGTCCATATGTGATGAGTTGCATATGGAGATAACTTGAACCTATAGTTGTACAATCTATCCTGGCTGAATTTGGGCCATCTGAGAATACAACTGTATCTATTACAGCAGAAGCTGACGCAGGAGATTCTGGTACAAATGTCCATCCTGTTCCTATACCATCATCATCAAATCCCCCATTAGAGATTAGTGTTGATCCTATTGATGTTCCTAAACCAGCTTCCCAAATGTTTCCTGATGAATTTGACCATAAAGCATCGCTAGAAAAATCTCTCGCACCTATTATTTTGGGTTTATCTCCTACACCATAACTACTATATGTTATTGTCCTATCTACAAGACCTGCTTCTGGAACAAATACCGCTTCTGCACCAGAAGAAGTTGCTATAACTGTAGTTTTTGGTCTAAATGTATCGCCACATTTAAAAAATACATTGTCTCCTGGGCTAAGTGTTTGTTCATTTAATTTTTCAATCGTTTGCCAAGGTGTTAATGTAGTTAATCCATCATTTGTATCATTGCCATCAGTTGTGCTTATATAGTAATTTGCCATTAGACAGTAACTCTAAATATTTCTATAAAGTTTGTACCATCCCATACTAATGTAATATTGTCGCCTAATTTTGTTGGAATCCAATTACCATTCATCTTAAAACTTCCAGTATCAATAATTGATGGGAAACTAGCTTGTTGAGAAATTAATGTAAATCTTTGCCCAACTCTTGCCCCGACAAAAGTCGCTAATGTACCATATGTAGAATAATGTATTAATAAAACATTTGCATTGGATATATCTGGAGTTGATGCATTTGTTGAATATGTTGCTAATTCATTCCCTAATTCATTTACTTTTATACTTGAAATAGTAGCGTCATTAACAATCTTATGAAGTTTTGTGTTTGTTATTTGCTCATTTGATACGATATTAATTCCTGTGTGTAAGTTAGCCATTAATATCCGCTTGCCTCTATTGAGTTATTTGTAAAACTTGATTTTATAACTAAATCCTTCACATAAACATTATCAGTAGCATTCCTTGTCACTTTGCTGTATATTTGTATCTTATCACCTGGAGAAATACTAAATGCTAACTCAGATATGCTAACATTCGTTGTCTCATTTGTTGATCTTTCTATTCCAACTGCAACATCGTTCAAATATAATCTACAATAAACTGGAAAACTTGGATTAGGAGTTGAACTATAGTAATTCCAGTGTATGTCAACTGTTCCACCGAATGGAACAGGAGTTAATTCTTTTGTTTTCGTATACGTACTGCTTAGGTGTGTTCTCTCTGTTAAAGCTGTTGCTAAAACTATTGAACCAGGCGTATGAGTAAATATTCCACCACTTCTACCAATAAAATTATTACTCCCATTATAAATTATTGTCCCACCACTCGCCAATGAACTAACAATAGTCTTATAATTAAATTGTCCTATTGTTATTGGAATAGAAGCTAGATTCCTAAGCGAAGCCCCATCTATCCATGATGCTAATGCAATTGGTACCAATGCACTATTAGGAATTGATGCTAGTGTCAATAATGTTGCACCAAGAACAGGAATGTTTGCAGTAGGGATTGGTCCTGCACCAGATGGTATAGATTGTAAATTTAATAATGCTGTACCACGAACTCTACCACCACTTGTTATGTCTGCTAACTTAGAATCGACAATTGCGGCATCTGATGCAATATCTGCATTCCTAATGCTTGCAATAGTCGCTTGATCTATTAGATTGTGTAGTTTTGTATTTGTTATCTGTTCTGTAGCACCAAGACTAATTCCACGAGATATGTTTGCCATTATCTCTCCGTATATTCTTTCATTATCCTAGCCATGTCTCTTTCTGCATCAACAAACCTAGAATAAACATTAGTAATTAATTCATCATCATTATTGCGGTAAATCAACTCAACAAACTTAGTAGAGTTATCATCGCCTTCATTATAATGTTCTATTAGTTCAAATTTCTTGCCATTAGATAAGAAGTTTAATGTTACTTTATCAAAATTCCATTTCTCATCATTATACATTTTACCGTATATGCTTACATCAATCCCATATTCTTTTCTGAATTCATCCGCTCTAAAAACTCTATCTCTAATTGTTAATTCTGTTTCTCTAAAGCTCATTCTGATTGAAACTCCGTTAAATAAGTTATGATACTTGTTTCATATATAATAATATCATCAGAACCATTCGTATCGTTATGCACTAATTTCACTCTTATTTGATACCATTCCCCAAGAGAATCAAGATGAAATATTTCTTCAATAATATTATTGCTTGCTAATGTAAATGGAAGATTAATTGGAAGTACTGGTGAATTCCCTGATAAATTTATATATCCCATAAGCTGGTATTCTTGATCGTCAATCGAAGCATACACCGCAATATCATAATCTCCTGAAGATAATGCTCGTATTTTTAATACACCTCCAACTTTTTTTTGTAATGACTTCTGAAAATCTTCCTTCTTACTTTCTTCAACATAATTTATTGCAGAACCATTGTCATTATATCCAGTCCATGCCCTAAATACACTCCCATCATTAGAATCTATATAATATAATCTTTCTTCACCATCTACCTTAACTTTTGCCCAATCAGCCACATTCCATCCAGAAATAATCATCCATCCTTGAGAAGCTGGATAATATACCCATACTTGGTTATTATATGATGATGCATTAACGGGAACAGATATAAAATATTTATTATCAAAATATATTGCTGTTGCTTTACTAATTTGCGCCCAATTTAAAGAATCAAATTCTTCTTTTATCACATAACTTAATGGATAACTTGCTCCTAATTGTAGTTTGTCTTGTTGTGTGCGGAATACCCCTCTAATGCCATCGTGTGATAGAAAATATACATCGTCACCAACTTGAACTGCTGTGCGTCCAGCTGCACAACCAATATCTAATATCTTTTCTGGTTTATCAGTAGCTGCTGGAGTAACCGAAGGATTAATACCCCAAACTTGATCTTGACCTAAAGCAATTATCCCAATATCTCTAACTCCAATTAATGCACGTTCATTGCCAACAGGCATCTTATAATAATCAGTTGTTCGGTCAAAAGCACCAGAATAATCTGCTGAGAAAGCATCTGACCAATACAAATTATTGTCATCTAATACCCACAATCTATTTCTATAATAAGTACCTACTTTTGATAATGGGGGTGATGTATTTGTATTGCCTAAATCTTGTGGATTATTCAAATCTGCTGGATCGAATCTAAACCAATTATCCGTTCCGTTAGTTGATACAAAAACATCTCCAATGCCACTCTCACCAATTTTAATGATATTATTCAATAAACTTGTCGTGAAATTGGTCTTTCTCGAAGTAAATGACCCTGAAGTTGCCCAAGTATATAAGTTCGTTCCTTCAACAGCAACAAGTAGATTTGAACCACTATCTGGCTCAAAACCAAACAACCCAAGACCAGGGTTATCACTCAAATCTTCAACCAATGTAGTTCCAGGTCGCTTTTTCCTTTGCCCAGGAACAGAAATATCAACATTTGTTAATACTGTTGCTTGATTCTCATTAATATTAGAACCATGTATTCTATTATTCTGTCCACCTGAATAATCTCGTCGGATAACAAATATTTCTTTATCATCACTAGCCATTATATATCTTCTCTGCTATATGGTTTAGGATTAAAAGTCTTTGTTTGGTTTGGCTGATTCTCTTTATCCCAAGTTATATCAACTAACCATTTTTCAAACAATCTTTCAAACTCTTGTGCTTTTTGGAATTGTCTTTTATATCTCCATGAATGAGCAGTAGCTTGTAATTCTATACCATCAGCACAATCAATTACTGGGACATCATAATCATTTACTAATGGATATGGAAGAACATGATACGGTATTGATAATGTTAAAGCACTACTTGGCGTATAATGTAATCTTATCTTTTTTACTTTATAATCTAGATCAGCCGATGACATTATAAAATTAGTTACCCCACCAGAATTAGATGTCCCAGTAATTCTACCAGTCGTGGCAGCAGATTTAGATATGCTTCTTATCTTGCTATACGTATTTGTTGATACTGCTGGAGTTGTTCCTGTCAATAGCACTGTTTCGTCAATCTCGACGTCATTAGAATCTGTTCCCTTTATTCTAACAGATTGTGAAGTATCTGATGCGGATGATGAAGATATGGAGATTGTTGATGCGGATGTTGGTTGGTTTCTAACGACGTCATTAAATATTGAATATCTGGTTGGTTGACCAGATGAATTTAATGAATCAGCAAATTTCTCAGCTAACTCTTGAATAGATATATATGATAAATATTTTAAATTTGTTGAATCATATACATATAACTCTTTCCCAAAATCATTTGATAAAATATAATCTTTTGTTCCTGCAACAACTGAAACTGTATATTCTAAATTAATTGCATCCCAATTTACTCTTCGTAATATCTCTCTATAAGCATCATTACAATATCGTTTGATTTCTGTTGCCATTGTAGATGATGTGTCCTGAATATTCTTCCCGACATTAGAATATATATTTGAGAATATCCTGTTTATCATGTTGCCCCTGTCTTATGAATTATAATAATATTCTTAAATCATCTGGTAATGGAAACAATTTTGTCTTAAATACTTCTCCATTTGGCATGATTACATCGTCACCGTAATTCCATTTTTCATATCTATCGTTAAACCATTTCTCTCCATCAAAATCAGAAGCATGTGCATAAGTAGTAACCTTCTTTTTAATATCCTTAGGACTGCACCATGATAAATGATGCATTTCTCCATCCCATCTAACATATGAGCTGTTTACATTTCTAATATAATGAAAATCTACATGCGGTCTTGCAGCTATAATTGGATCAAATGATGCTGGCGGGTCTAATATATAATCAATAGTTTTCCAATATACTCTTGGCAATACCGTTACTGCATTATCATTTGTATTCTTTAAGAAATCTAATAAGTAAATTATATTCTTATTATCTATTAGTTCGTCGCTATCTAAATATATTATCCAATCACAATCTTTTAATATTTTTTTTCCAGTATTGCGTTGATAATGATCTAACTTCCAATATCCTTTTACAACATTTACATCTAAAGATAAACATATTTCTTCTGTATTATCAGGAGCCTCTGGAACGCCAAAATATGGTCTCTCAGATAGCATTACAACAATTTCATCAACAAATGGTTTAATACATTTTATAACTGCGCCAATTGTTTCTTCATCGTTATACGCTAATATTACAGATTTTATTTTCATAATATATTTTTAAATAATTGATTTGTAACTGTCTCCCATGTCCCAAAATCAACTTCTTCAATCTTAGGAGGATTATTTATAGCATTAATTAGTCTATCTTTATATTCAGATAATGAAACCTTTACGCCATATTTAACTGTTGTCTCTAAAGCCATATTTGGTACAACAACAGGAATACATTTTGCTACTTGTGCTTTTGCCGCAGAAATACAAAATAACTCTATCCCTTGCCCTGGATGAAGCCAAAACTCACTTGATTTATATAATTCAATCATTTCCTTCTCAGATATAGACTTATTATATGTAGAGATAAGTTTTGCTCCTGTTTCACGTGAAACATCTTCCCAAATACTTTTAAGAAAATCCAGCCCTCTATCTGGAGAAGATGAATATAAGCACTGTTTCCTTGTTTTTATTGGATTCTTAAATTGTTCTGGATAAAGAGATAATGGAACAACTCTTGAACTCTGTCCAAAAATACTTTGATGATATATTGATGTAACTATTCGTTCATCATAATCTATATACTCGTAATCTCTACTATTATACCAACATGACCAATGAATATTATACTTGCCTAACTTTGGCGATCTACTATTACAAGATAATACAATGTCTTTAGCTGAGAATGCTGATCTAGGGAGATACAGTACCCCATCATACTCTCCGGCAACCCCATCATAATAAACAATCACTTCTTCTTTAATATTCTTCGCTGTATTAACTACAAATTCAGGAGTTCCACCAACATAATTATAAGGTGACCATTCCCATCCTTTTGGCAACTCTTCTGTCCATATCTCTATTAATCTACTCATACACCACTAAATACCTGATATAAACTATTATCGTTATATTTTATATATTTATTTATAAAATACTCTCTACTTCTATTAAATTCATTTATATCCCCACCAAATTCACCAATAGTAGTATGAGGGTTATGAACTGCATATCCATTAAGATTTTTATAAAACTTCTTACCTTCTATATGCAGTCTAAATGCTAAGTCTGTATCATCAAAGACAACTTTATATTCTGGATCAAACCAAGCATCCTCATTCTTCATCATACAAACAGAGAAGCAAAGAGATTCAACAATCTCATTCTTTATTGAATCTTTATGCTCGCTGATTCCCAATGATGCTATCCCACAATCGTCTTTGCTAGAAAAACAATCTAACATATATTCTAACCAATCTTCACATACAAAAACATCATTGGCAATAAATACAATAAATTCTCCATCACATACATTGAATGCTCTATTTATACTCCTATTTGGATTCTCTTTTATTTTCTCATACAAGTAAATATCAGCATATTCATTGAAATAGTTTGATTCTGTTTCTACTATAACTAGTTCATAATTGACAGAGGTTCTCTTCATTAATTCAATGCATTTTAATGTCATAGGAATATGTTTTTTGTCTTTAATAAATACTGGCAAGACAACATTTATTTTATCTTTTATTATTCTCATATTCCTGTTTATTGTTATAGGGTCTTTAATCATGTAAATAACTCTCCTGTCCATTGATTAGCGACCCTATCCCAACCAAATTCCTCTTTATGACTAATGACTTTACTTCTTATTTCTTCTTGCTTACTACTGTCTTTGAGGATTTCGATGATACTTTCTTTGAACTTTTCTTTGACGACATTGTTATCACACCTCCCTTCAATCTTTATGCCTTCTTTTACTGTCTCTTTTAATGCGGCATAATCAGTACATACTGGTATACACCCTGCCGCCTGTGCTTTCATTGCAGAGATACAAGAAATCTCTTCAAAATGAGATGGATATGCCCAAATAGCTGACTTTTGTAATTCTTTTACTAACTGTCGATGCCCAACTCTACCATGTTCGTATATTCCTTCTTGATTCATTAAGGTTAACATCAATTGTTTAAACTCTTTTGGTCTACGACCAGAATCCATCATTTTATCATATGTATTCCAACCATAAAATATATGTAGTTCTGCTTCTGGGACTTGTAACTTAATGTCTGGCCACATCTCAAGAATATTCTGTAATCCTCTATCATAACTTGATGTATAAATCATTCTGTATTGATTTCTATCTAATGCGTAATCCTTAAAATCGTTCAGATTTATCCCATTTGAACTAACGAATATTTGATCTTCTCTAACATTATTAGGTAATAAACTCTTATGAAATTCAGATAATACAATAACTTTATCAAACAAATTCCCCTTGTTTGAATCTAAATCAATAGGAACATCATGTAACCATAAGATATTCTTCTTAGATTTTATGTCGATATGTTGAAATATATTTGCCCTCCAAGCTACGAAATAATTAAATTCATCACGAGGATTAAATTCAAGATATGACTTATATTCAACACCATTATATATACCTGAAAACTCACCACATTGATTGTATACAGTTACATCCCAACCAATTTTTACTAACTCACGAGATAGATAAATAATTGCTTCTTCACTTCCACCAATGCCATTCATAACAGAGAAATCTGCCCAATCTTCCCAAGAATTCCCACAATAAAATACAATAGACTTCTCCGACCATTTCTTTGGTTTAGCAATCAAGTTTCTAAGCATTGCAACTCTACTGCTATTCAAAGATTTCTTTGGAACAGCTTCTGCTAATATCTCTAACTTATTTGGTTCAACATTTTTAATATATTTACTAATCCAAGATAAGTTCTCAAAAAATGTTTTTTCCTCTAATGCTTCAATAAATAATGGATGATATTTTTTTATTAATGCATTATTAGGAGAAATCTTCCTTGCTTGTTCAAATAACATGCATGCTTTTTCAATATCGCCTTTTCCTAATAAAGCCATAGCCGCATTAGCTTTTGCTTTATATGAATAAAATGTTGGATCAATCACAATTACTGTGTCTGGTTCAGGTCGTGCAATGCCTGACATATACCAATCAACAGATTTATCATAATCTTGTTTCTCAAGATATATGTTCCCTAATTGTAGATATGCATCAGGAAATTTAGTGTTTATTGCGAGGGCTTCATTGCAACAAGCTATTGCAGTCTCTAAATCTCCTAGCTTTTGATAGCAATCTGACATCTGTATCCAAGCAAAATATTTATCATCATTCCATCCAGAGCGTCTAATAAGATTAGTCAAAAACTTTATTGCTTCTCTATATTGCCCTTTTCCGGCTAACATCCGTCCTAAATATGCTATTGTTCTAGGATCAGTATTTTCTCCATCACGATTAAATTCTTCTAATAAATACTCTAAATTTCTAGCAAATGCTTTCTCAGCATGCCCTTTATCTGTTGAATGAATTATTTTTAACTGCGTATCTCTTGCTAATATGCAATTTTCTCTATTATCTAAATGAATATTCTCATGGATTGCTTTCTTCCAATAAATATCTTTTCTCTTTTTAATTATTGTCTCTCTCCAATGAGACACAATGCATTGACCATTCTCGTCGGTATAATATTCATATAAATGAAAAGTAACATCTATCCCTCTTGCAACAGTTTGTTTAAATAATTCAGGCAATATCTCAATATTCTCAATCAAGTCATCTGTATCGAGTCTAAGATAATAATCACTAGTTATTTTATCTGCCAGAAAATTTCTTTTATCTGAAAAATTTCTAATCCATTTGTATTCATGAATCTTTACTTTATCATTTGCTAATAACTTAAACTCATCAATTCGCTCATCAACAGCTATTGCTATTTCATCAAAATATTTCTCATAAAGATTTATTAAATTCTTAACCTTCTCTACCTCATCTTTAGCAATAATGTGTAATGCCAGCGTTGCCATAAACTACATCCTCTCTGGTATAGCGAATTGTGGATAGTTCTTTGCAAACCAATATATATCTTCTTTTGTTTTAAATAACCTTCTCCCAGGCTCATCCTGAGAACTTAACATCTTTTCATAATTATCTAAAGCATCATATACGCATCTCGGCAAAGATACTCCCCATCGTAATGTATCTTTATCATTAGAAGCAAATTCATTCATCCTAGATTTTCGTATTTCTTTATTTTGCTTTATAACTGCTTTAGCATGATCAAGATTTGTTCCAACCTGAGGATCATCACAACAAATATAATTTATTCTTAACCTATCAGGATGTGAATGACCACAATTGTTACAATATACTCGATTATCTTTTAGAAGATAATTTATTACAGAATCGTATGCTGCTTTTCTATTCCCATCTGTTTTTATTAACATAATATTAGGGGTGTTTATGGCACACCCCAAAAGCCATTTTTACTAACTCATTTTAGTCTGTAAGAAACCTGCATCTTGATGTAAACATTCAAGAGTAAGTTCGCCTACAACTTCACCTCTTGTTGAGTCACCAACTTTTGCTAACTCACGAACAAATGGTTTACGAAGGTATGCAATTCTAAACATATCTTCATTAATACCAAGAAGATCATGGTTAACGTCTCCAGAAATTGTTACATAACGATGTGCAAACAACTTAACCATTCTTGCTGCATCTGCTTCATACACATCAACAGCATTAACTAATCTACGGTCAGTTGTTTCAACATTTTTTGTAGCTCCTGCTGTAAATGCAGAAATCTTACGCTTTAAATACATATCTGTATAAATAGCGTTAACTTCTGTCCCATCATCCCAAACATCTTGCAATCTGTCATTCAATAATGTTTCTGTAATTGTAACGCCAGAAGTAGATGTAATATTGTGTGCCACAAACCAATCTTTAATTCCACGCATCTGACGTGCTGTAGCATCAGCCCCACAAACTATCGTTGCACGAACTAAAGAGAACTCTGCGTCTTGTTTCCATTCTTTTAATGCTTTTTGTGTTTCATACGCATAACGATCATTAAATCCAGCTTGGTTAACTGCTCGTTCAGTATCTGAAACATCAAACCCAACACGAACAATTTGTGTATAATTTAACAATCGAGCTGGATCAGTTCTATCTGCATAAGAAGCTTCTGCCGCTTCAACATAATTGTTAAACCCAACAGTTTTTAGAGTATCTGTCAACCATTGGTGAAGAATGTCTTTTGCTACCGATGTTTTTAATCCAGACATTAGTTGATTTTCTTTGAAATCAAGATTCGTGATGACATCTAACAAGTCCTCACGTCTTGCATTATCTTCATATGTAAACGTCGAAGCCATTTATATTACTCCTCTTTAATTATCCCAGATGCTCTAAGATATCCTTTAACAGCAGCTGAGATATCACTCTTATTGTATGTTTTATTGTATTGCTCTAATGCTTTTTTAACTGTACTTTGATTTTGCGGCAAGCTAGGTTTACCACCACCAGAAATTAAAGTTGTTTTTTGGGCTTTCTTTAAATCTTTTTTTAGTGTTTGCATAGCTGTCTTACTTTGATTTAAAGATGTTAATGCTGTTCTCCCATAAGCAATCTCAGCAGCAATCCTTAATCCATCAGGTCTGTCTTTAACCATTTTTCCAGTTGAAGGATCAACGGTATTTAACACATTTGCCATTTCTTGTGTAAGTGGATTAGCCATATTCCATGACTTATTCCCATAAGAATCTGCGACAAAACAATCTTTAAATACCGGATGATTAACAATATACTGTTCAGACTGTTGACGAATTTGAGAATTTATTTGCTCTTGCTTGAAGTTCTCAATCTCTGATTTAACTACTCTAGCTTGTTCACTTAACTGAATATCAGTAATCTGTTGCTCAACCCAACCTGCATATTGAGGATTATCAATAGCATATTGACGTAATTGAGGAATATTCTCTTTAGTGTATTTCGGCTGTTGTTGCTGCTGTTGCTGTTGTTGGCTCTTTGCCAATGTTTCTTCGATTATCTTAGGAATACTCGTTGGAAACTCATTCAGCTTTCTTTCAGCTTCCATAGCACGATTACGCCAAGGAATTCCACGTTCATCTACATCTCCTTGCGCTATCGATTGTTCTTTGGCAACATCATTATTTGATTCCGTTGTTTCTACGGCAGGCGTTTCCGTATCAGTTGTTTCTTCAACTGTGTCTTGATTCACTGCCTGTTGGTCTATTGAGGTTACCGATCCCTCATCATTCACGATATCATTTGGGTCTAACATTGCTACTCCTTTTTGGATTTTAACGCTTTCCAGCGAATTACTTCATTTCTGTTGAATACTTCTTACCTTTAAAAGTAAATTCTTTAAGCCCTTGTTTCCTAGCAGAAGAATATGCCTGTCCGAAATCCATTTCCTTAGAAGAACTTGCTGACTTCTTAACTACTTTACTAGCCTCTTTATATTTCATATAAATATGCCTATTTGTTTCACCTGTCTTTTCTAACAAAGACATATTCATACCACGTTTACCACCAGACTTCTTAAACATATCTTTTTGTTGTGCTATCTCATCGGCTTTTAAATTAAATAATGTCCCATATCTAGGAACAGACCCATTTAGTATCCCAGAAGTTAAATAAATAATTTCATTAAATGAATCCTTACTAGCCTTATCTGGAAACTTCTGATTAAATGCTTCCATAAATTTTTTACTCTTTGTACTATAAGCATAATACCCTTTATTCAAAACATCAGTAATCCGTCCAGTATCTGCACCAAATTCTGCCTTACCACTCTCTGCACGATTAAATATTGAAGATATTAAATGAATCTTATCTTCCCTATCCCCATTAGCCACTTCCCCATACACTGTTGCTAACACAGGAAGATAACTCTTAATATCAAAATCTACTTTATTCTCCGCCATAAAATCTCCTTAATTCGGATCATAATCCTTATTAATTATCTCATCAGGATTTTGTAGCTTTATTAATTCTTCCTGATATCTATTTAAATCATTTTTAAGATTAGGAATATATTCTATCAAAGTGTTTACTGCCATCTTTGTCATTCTCAACTCATTTAACTTAGTAATGTCATTAAGTAAGTGCCAATTTTCATCAATATTCTTTCTTGTTTCCCTAAACATCTCTAAAACTTCTTCAAACGGTTTATACCCTTCTAGCCCAGAAATAATAAATCTCATCCGTTCAATCCTTACAATAAGTTCTTCTTCAAGTTCTTGGATATTATTCATCGTCTGATTGTTCGCTTGTCCTTGCACTTTGTTCTCCTAATCCATTATTTAATTCTTCCATTTTTCTCATCATCCTGCCCTGGACATCAGGTTGTATACCAGCAGAGGCTAGAACTTGAGCCTGTTCTCCATCAGTCATTTCATCGAAATCAGGAGGTGTTATAGCAAATGGTGGTGGAGTCTGCGGAGGAGGTGGAGGCTGCCATTGCAAATTAATTAACTCTTCCCAATTATCTATCTCAAGATATTGATAAAATCTCTTTAAACTTGCAATCATTTGTGGAGGAGTAATTACACCAGATTGAACTAATATCGGATTCTGTACAGCTAACAAAATCTGTTGTGCTTTCTGTATTCTTGTTTGTGGATTTGTATTCCTATCATTCCCACGAACAGTAATACGATATTTACCTTGAATCTCTTCTTTTGTTAACTTTAACTTTTCCCAACCATTCTGCCCAAAATAATTAAATTCGTACTCGTCACTTCCATATTGACACCATAATTCCCACACTTGATTAAATAACTCTGAAAATTGTTCAGTATGCATACCTGCGTCTAATGAAAATACTTGCTGAGCATTCTGGCTTTGCATTTGTACTTCGCCTAATGTTCTCGGCTGGCGTTTATTAATCATCGACTGTAATGTATAGTCAACCTGTCCAAACATTTCTTCTAACTTTGATTCAAGAATCTGTTGTTCTCTATCATAAGAGAATTCTGCATTTGGATTCGTATTGTTTAATACATCTACCGTATCTCTTAAAGGCTGCATCCCCTTTATCGGTATCGCTTGATTAGGAATTAACTGCATTAAATTAGGGTTAACCATTCCTGCCCGATATAAAAACATCGGCGCATTTCGTATCGTCTGTTGATCAATCTTCATATTGTGCTGGATATCAATTTCCTTGATGATATCCTCAGCCATCTCAACTATCCCACGATGGGAATACCACCTATCAGAAGTTAATTCATAAAACAATTTAACAAAAGGAAACTTCCCACTATATAACGGCAATGTCATCTTCTTTAATACTTTATTAAAATCAGGTGCGCATATGATAACGCATTTTTCATCAACCCCATCACCATCCAAATCATACCATCCATAATATTCCCATATCCTAACATGTTCCGACGGAGAATTTAAACTATCTATCCCTTCCTGCGTATCTTTATTTTGTTCACGTTGATTCTGTGTGTCTTGTCTTTTCCCTTTGTAATCACCAATATCAGTAACACCTTTTATATCCCATCCAAAATATTCGGCATTTACTTTTACTTGAGAAAATGGCATATAAAATTCATGTATTAGGCACCCCGCCTCTTGAGGATCAAAACCAGAATCCGACGGGACATAAAATTTTTCAGGAGCAACTAAAGCAATATCCGGTAAATCACATACAACATCTTGAACATAAAACTCAAATTCATAATCACGACGGTTAATTGTATTAATTACTTCTTCAATTGCTTTCTCATTATCATCAGCAACCCTGTCATTCATATCAATGTCAAAGTAATTAATTATAAATTCCCTTAACATATCTTTAGTTGTTTTGCTGTCAGAAATAAACCATACTTCATCCGTAGTTAATTCGCTTAAATCGAATTTTTCTTTTCTTTTTGTTATCTCTAATTTCCAATATGGTTTTATTAAAAAGAACCCTTGCTCTAGCTCTTGATCAATTGCAATTAATGCTTTATTCTGTATCTTCATACGTTCCATAAGAAGATGATCTAAGAACTTCTCAATTTTTAATGCCAAATCAAAACTCCCCGACGGAGGAGGAACAACTTGAACAATCGGACGAACACCAAAAATAACATTATATAGCGCAGCTTTTACTTTGCGAATCTTAACTTCTGCCGTAGGCATCTTAATATTAGAACACCCAACAAAAGGAAATGTTTTTGCTTTCTTGCTCCGCATACGCATTTTATTATATTTAAGTTGTTTACTTATCCACGTCGTGCGATAGCTTTCAGCATCTTCAAATTTAGTTTTAACATAATTAAAACATTCGCTTATCTTATCAGATGGCTCTTTATCTTTTCCTACACTTTTTTTCTTAGAATATTTCATATATTCCTTTTTATATATATCTAATCATCCATCCCATAATTTGAACTCTTACCAGCCATAGTAGGTTCTCCATAAAAATCGTCAACTTTGCCCATATCAAAATAAACAGGTGTTATCAACTGCTCTGCATATGCTAATGTGTCAATAAGATCGTCGTGTTCCTGGTCAATTATTGAATTTAATTGTAACAGTTCTTCACGTGCTTCAATATGATTCCCATGAATGAAATATTTACCTGCTTCAAATAATGGTTGTAATGCCGCAATCGCTCTCGCCTTCTTATTCCTCTTTGCTTCCCCAGAAGCAGACATAAACGTATTCTTTAGCTCAACTACCGGTATATTAATACCACGTTCTTGCGCTCTTTTCATTAAAGAATTAAAAAATTCTGCATCACCACCGCCTTTAGGTATCCCAAACGCTGTACATGTTCCTTTATAATTTACAAATAAATTTAATGCCCCATCAATAAATTCACCTTGCGGACATCTTGTACGTAAATATGCTACTAAATACCGATTCATCTTTTCATCACTGCCTATAACACTGCACGTCTTAAAATCACTCTTAGGATCATCACTATAAGCAGGATCAATTGCTATAACAATATTCATCTGTCTTGGCAAATCTGTCCATTCACGAATCATATTTTCTTTAATCGCAGCCGTAGCCTCGGAAATAGGTTTGTTACGATACTCACTCTGAAATGCATGTGTCCCAATAATCACTTTCCGACGCTGTAACTCTCTATGCGGCAACATATCCGGCCATAATTCATGCCCTTCTTCTTCAATCCCATCAACATAACAATCATAATGCTTCTTTGTCCACCCATTCTCATGATCAATAATATGCTTTAAATAACATAACGGACTTATCAACGTCCCAAAATATATTATCTGACCATTAGGCAATAATTTCGGTATCAATTCCTTATTTATCCGGTTCCTCAACTTCTCCCTCTGCTCTTCACTCTCTACACTCTCATTACTCTCCAAATCATCCAAACATATCAACCCCTTACGACCACCTCTCAACTGACCGCCAATCCCACCAGCTTCAAACGAAATCCCGTTCTTTAAAACAAAATATGTCTCTGCCCACTTCTTCGTTATCATGTCCCCAAAACAATACTTCAACTTCTCGTTATTCTCAAACTCACCTTTTATAACTCTCACAATTTCATTAATAATGTAACTCTCCGACGCTGATAACAAAGAAATATTCCCAGTCTTATTAAATAACGCATAATGCATCGGATATATCACTAGACCAATCGTAGACTTTGCATGCCCACGTGGCGCCGCACACGCATAATACTTGCTCGTCTTTAAATCTTCATACACCTCCCTATGAAAATTCGCTACCCCCTTACTTAATATATGTGGGAAAAAAAATCTGCCGAAATACTCAACACTATCTCGACAGAGTTTATACACTTCACGCATGTTTTCTAACTTGCCCTTATCCAATACCACGCTCCTTCAACTTCTTCTCACTACGCTTAACTACTTCCTTCAATAACTTCTTCCCACCACCACTCTCAACAACAATATCAGCCTTCTCGATCTTCTCGATATTCTCCATCTTAACATCTTCATTCATAAATAAATTAAATATCGGCTCATTAAACGTAACTACCTTACTATCATTCCACCCATGAAACGTACCTAACAACTTTAACGCTACATCAGCCTTTAAACTCCCACCTAACGCACCCTTAGCTACCTTTACCTCCTCGATATTCTTAGCAATATCTAACTTCTCCCTAAACCACTCGTCCTCACTCGCTAACTTATATAAACTCTTCCTACTCATCCCCTCAGTAACTGCAAACTCACTCAATAAAAAGTTCCCAGGTACCGACATCCAATCTATCATCCTAAAAGCTAATGCTCTTAAATCTATTGTCATAATATATTTATATTAAAATAAATAACACTTGTCAACAAATATTTGATAAAAAATCAATAAATTGAAAATTACTCGGCGATTTTGTGAGGGATTGTATAATTATAATAATACCCTCATGGGGGGTGCCTGCCGTCCATACGTGCGGATGAAATGACATATATATAATATATATAATATATATAATAATTAATATAATAATAAATAAATATTACTACTTACAGTAGGTACGGGTGAATGCCCCTAGATTGCCCCTAGATTGCGTTAGGATGACCTATAATTAACGATAATGCCACTACCTATATATATGCCTAACCTACGATAATGCGATAATACCACAAAATAGCAGACGGTTACCTTGTGACAATGGTTGCAAAAAGTGACATTAATACGTCACGCTCTAAACTACTGCAATTGCATAACTTATGATTTTTTATGTACGCTTGTGACATACTATTGTTATATATTGTTAGTTATATATATATATAAAATATGTTGTGGTACCCCTTGTCACATGTCACACCATTGCAAAATATAGAGTTACAACACGCCAAAACGTCACAAAAAAAGCACCTTAGCACTCTCATATATACACTGCTAACAAATTGTGACATAGTCATTTTTTTTATTTGCCACTATTTTATTTTTACAGCGTCGAGGATTATTTTAAAAACACAAGTACAGCGACGAGAAAAAAATAGTTGACAGTCATTGATAACATGATATTATTGCATCATACAAACAACCAATTCCCCTAGGCGCAATCGTTGAGGGGATAAAAACGGGGGGGATGAAATGAAAAAATTATCACCAAGCGAAATGCGTAAATGGGCGTACGACATGGAAACATATTACGGTAATCATAGTAATATGCGTTATGTGATGCTAGTTAAGGCACATGCCGATAAGTTGCGTGCGGAGGCTGATATTATTGATGGATGCAGTGGCAAGATTGCAGATGTTGCGGAAATGCACTATAACTATCCATTAATCGGCAAGGTAGTTATAAGAGGAGGCAAGATGGTTGCTCTCGAGCGTCCTTATAATTGTGAGGGCGAGGCGCACGGAATCTATACGGCTTGGGAATGGCGCAACGACCCGACGGCGGAAATTTGCGCAGGGCAATTATGCAGGTTATATATTGGCACCATTGATGATGGTCCACTAGCCATGTATGATGCGGATAGTCAGCAATGGTACAAGTTGGCGTCCAAAGGCAACTATGGCAAAAACTATGCGTGCGGAGGCACGTGGGCATCGACAAAAGCTGTTCAAATCCCGGAAATCGTAACAAAATTGGAGGATATTATGTACAAATTGGCACAAGCGAAAAAAAGATTAGAGGCGTCAAAATTACGAGTATTGGCAGCGCATCAAATGGATAATGCAATAGCTTATGAGCGGCAATCGTATAATCCGGCTTATGAGGGACAATCGGAGATTTGCGCAGGCAAAGCGGAAATTATGCGTGCCTATGCTAAACGTACATTGGCACAAGCCGACCTTGTAGAGATGGTATAATAATTTAATAAAAACGAGGAGAATAAAATGAACAAACAAACATGGTTAAACCACATTATCGAATTAAGCGGCTTGACTCCGCCCAGTCAAGGCGGGAATCCCGAGCTATGGCGGACTTTTTTAAAAGAACATAATTGTAAAGGCTGTGTCGAATGTAGAAAAAGATCAAAAACACGCAAGGCTAATCTTAGAAGAAAAGAACGGGAAGAATGTATGCGGTCTTTAGGGCTTATTTCATACCGTACAGAAACGGGCGCAATTCGTTGGGAGTAATTTTAACTAATAAATGAGAAAGAATAATAAAATGCAAGTAAACTTAGAAAAATTAGATAAGGTGGAAAAAATGCAGCTTAAGTTTTTAATGAAAAACGGATCAAGTTTAGATCAAAATTTGGAAGTGTTAATTAATAATGTGGAAGGCGATAGAAGTCAATTAAGCAAAGAATTAATCAAGTACATGGATTACAAAGGAATAGAATTTTAACCAACACAAAACGAAAAGCAAGGGAGAAAATGAAGGCAAAC